CAGTCAGAACATTACATCAAAAGTATGCCTCAGATCGAACAGGAAACAACATGAGGCGGTATGCGCGTCAGATGGTTCATGATTCATTGATGCAGTTTGATTCCTCGATCAATGTAGCAGCAGGTAGAGAAATCGGTGCGGATCGATGGAAATATTATGGCGGAATCGTAGAAAGATCGCGTGATTGGTGCATTAAGCACAAGGATCGCACGTTCTCAGAAGATGAGATTCGTGATTTATGGGCGAACAATGATTGGAAAGGTAAAGCACCTGGTGACCCATTCTTGGTTCGTGGTGGATATAATTGCCAACATCATTGGCGGCCAGTATTTGATATTGAGGTGGACTGATGCCATTAGCATTAGAGAAGAAACTCAAGAAGATTTGCAAGCAACGTGGAATGACTAAGCAGCAATGCAACAGTTACGTCTACGGTACTTTGCGAAAGACCGGATGGAAGCCATCCAAATAACTTAACCAACTCGCAAGAGGTAACGTCACATGAGCGATGAAGTCATGGGTAATGAAGGTGTACAAGAACCCGTACAGGATAACGTACAGGAAAGCGTACAAGAGGATAATCGTACATTCTCGCAAGATGATCTGGAACGGATCGTTGAGCAACGACTAATGCGTGAGCGCAAGAAGTACGAGAAGAAGCTAGAAGGAGTTGATCTGGATGAAGCTAGGAAACTACTTGAAGAAAAGCAGCAAGCCGAAATCGAACGCCAGAAAGAAAAAGGCGAATTCGAGAAGGTCTTACAGCAACTCGCAGAGAAGAAAGACAATGAGATAAATCAGTACAAGACCAAACTGCAAGAGATTCAGGTTGACGGTGCGCTAATCAATGCCGCAAGTCAGCATGGTGCAGTTAGTCCAGATCAAGTTGTTGCTTTGTTGAAGAACAAAACACGCCTTGGAGACGATGGTTCTGTTGAGATTTTGGATAATGACGGAACTGTGCGTTATAATGATTCTGGAACACCGATGCAAGTCAATGAATTAGTATCGGAGTTTCTTACTGCGAATCCACATTTTGTGAAAGCGTCACCTAGTGGCACTGGATCAAAGGGTGCAGCAGGTGGCTCTACACAGAAGCCTTCATCTGTGGCTGATATGCTTGCTTCATGGGATAACGGTGGCAAAGAAGCGTATGCCGCAATGAAGGGCAAGCGATAAATCGTTTGTAATTTTAACTGATGTAAAAAGGAGTCCGAAATGGCTGCATCAACCACTACAACTCTTGACGATCTTTTCGTCTCAATCGTGGCTCAGGCTCGCTATACCGCAGAGGAGCAGTCTTTGCTACGTAACTTGGTCACTGTGTACAATATCGATGCACAGCCTGGTGTAACTGTTCAAGTACCTAAGTATCCTGCTGTAACTGCGGCAGACCTTACTGAAGGCACTGACATGACCTCTACAACTGTCTCTACTTCTTCAGTAGCGATCACTGTTGCAGAAGTTGGCGCACAGGTGTTCTTGACTGACATGGCTGCAATGGGCGCAGGTAATCCTGCTGACGAGTTAGGAACTGTTCTTGGTAACTCAATCGCTACTAAGATGGACACAGACGTTATCGCTTTGTTCGATGGCTTCTCAACTTCTTTGGGTGCGACTACGACTGAGTTGACTGCTGCATACTTGTTCCAAGCTGCTGCAACACTCCGCGCAAACAAAGCACCTGGTCGTTTGGTTGGTGTATTCCACCCATATCAGGTCTATGCATTGAAGGCTAACCTCACTAACACGTTTGCTAACCCGAACGGTGGTGATCTTCAGAACGAAGCAATGCGTACTGGCTATGTTGGCACAATCGCAGGTATCGACATCTACGAATCAGCTAACGTAACTGTTGATGGTTCTGGTGATGCGAAAGGCTGTGTATTTGCACCAGAAGCAATGGCAATGGCTATGAAGCGTGACTTCAACCTTGAGCCAGAGCGTGATGCATCTAATCGTGGTTTCGAGCTAAACGCGACTGCCATCTATGGCGTAGGCGAGTTAGACGATGCTTACGGTGTTGAGATGTACTTTGACGCAGGACTCTAGGGTCTGACGAGATGCCCCGCCTAGTGCGGGGTTTTCTCATAGGAGGTTTCATGGCAGTTACCTATCGTGGACAAAGGTTCTCAGGCTACAACAAGCCAAAAAGAACACCTAAGCATCCCAAGAAAAGCCATGCAGTTTTAGCTAAGTCAGGTGATAAAGTTCGCCTGATTCGATTCGGTCAACAAGGTGTATCAGGTTCGCCATATCGCAAAGGTGAGTCATCTGCTGATCGAGCAAGACGTAGAGCGTTCAAGGCGCGTCATGCCAAGAACATTGCAAAGGGTAAGTTCTCAGCCGCATATTGGGCTGATAAGGTGAAGTGGTAATGGCGTTTTCTACTGACTCAGATTTAATCGTAATTGTTCCTGACATTCTTGATCTTGGTATTGATTCATTTGCTGACGAACACGCGAAAGCAGAAGCAGATATTAAGCGTGAGATTCGTACACGTTGGTGGCCTCGCACAAACTACAAAGGCGAGATGAACGCATCGTTGCTAACAGAATCACAATGGACAAAAGCAAACGCCTATCTTGTCTTATGGAAGTATGCGCTTCCTCAGCTAACCAACTGGGTTGATGGCGACAGATTCCGCGAAATGATTTCTTTCTATCGTGATCTTTTTGGGCAAGAGATGGAAGCAGTGTTCAAAGATGGCGTTGAGTACGACTTTGACGAGGACGGCATCATTCAAGACGATGAGAAAGACCTTGTTGTGTCAGGACGGTTGACCAGATGAAAGTTGCCTTTGATGCAACTCGCGTGACAGGTCTGCTAGATAAAACTGTCAAAAAACTACCTGCTGAAGTTGATAAAGCATTAGCCGCTACTGCTATGCAAGGCATCAATATGATTCAGGATCGTACTGAATCGGGTAGAGGTTATCTTGGTGCTTTTCGTCCATATTCACCTGCCTATGCAAAATTTAGAGGCAATCGTGGAAGGAAAATCTCTCCTGTCGATTTAAACTTTACTGGGCGTATGCTCAGTTCTATGGCGACTCGCAAAGTCAGTCGAGGCGTTCAAGAAATCTACTTCACACGAGCAGAAGAAGCACGAAAGGCATACTTCCATAACGTCACTGGCGCAGGTAAAGGCAGAATTACCAGAAAGTTCTTTGGCTTTAACCAGAATGAGAAGTCGATGCTAGGCAAATTCTTTAAGAGCAGGTTATTGAAATGAGTGTCCGTGAATCCGTAGCGTCTAACATCGTAACGACACTTCAGGCAGCAACAACGCCTGTTACGCCTAAATACGTTACGCGAGAGCCATTTGATTTCAATGAACTATCAAGCGCACAATTTCCTGCAATCCTGGTTCAAACAAGCACAGAAATCAGAAGTGACGTAACAATCGGTGATGATGCCGTAACTAGAGAAGGCGTGATTACATATGAACTTATTTCTTATGTTAAATCTGCGTCTATCGATACTGCTCGAAACGAATTGATCGAAACCATTGAAGAAGCACTAGACTCAGATCGTACTCGTGGTGGATATGCACTTGATACTCAGGTTATTTCAGTTGAGACAGATCAAGGATCAATCGCACCGATTGGTGGCGTTATCGTTACAGTTGAAGTCATGTATAATTTCACCAGAGGTAACACTTAATGAAGATGTACCACAAAAATGCTGAACAACCGATTTCTGTGCAGCCTGATCGCGTGGAAGAAATGAAGCGCAAAGGTTGGACTGAAAAAAAGCCTACTAAGGCGACTTCCAAAAAGCCGGAAACAACAGAGGTAATTGAAGATGGCAACGCATAAAGGTTCTGAAGGAGTCGTAAAAGTCGGCTCAAACACCGTAGCTGAAGTACGCGATTGGTCTATTACGATCTCTAGCGATACAGTTGAAGATACGACTATGGGTGACTCTGCTCGCACATACAAGTCTTCACTGACTTCTGCATCAGGTTCAATTTCTGCTTACTGGGATGAGACAGATACTACTGGACAAGGCGCAATGACAGCCGGATCAGAAGTAACTTTAAACCTCTATCCTGAAGGTGATGGCGCAGGTGATACTTATTACACAGCATCAGTTATTATCACTGAAGAAGGCGCATCTGCTGCATTTGATGGAATGGTAGAAGCTACTTACTCATTCCAAGCGAATGGTGCGGTAACTACAACAACTGTTTAAGGATACTTTATGAATGTACTGGAGCGAGCCACAGCGCATTTCGATGCACAAGGCATTACACGAATAGAAGTACCAGAATGGCCTGACGAGAAAGGCAATCCGACTGTTTTGTACAGTCAGCCTTTCACGTTAGGTGACAGAAAGAAGTTAATCAAATTCGCACAAGAAGATGATCTGGAATTTATTGTCCGTATGGTCATTATGAAGTGTGAAGATGAAAGTGGCGAAAAGGTATTTGATCTCAGCGACAAACCTACTCTGATGAATAAGGTTGATCCTGAAATCATCTCACGTATCGCTGCAAAGATTGTCGCAAGTCCTTCTCAAGAGGAACAAGCGGGAAACTAACGAACGATCCTGAGTTACTAGCTCAGTATGCTTTGGCCGAACGGTTACACAAAACGGTAGCTGAAATCGATCAGATGACATATGAAGAATTTAACGGATGGATCGCGTATTTTGAGATGAGGCGCAAAGATGGCGAACGAAAAGATTAACATCCTTCTTGAAGCGCAAGATAAAGCATCAGCACCTCTTAAAAAAGTCCGTGGTGAAATTGACCAGGTTGGCGCATCTGCCAAAAGAACAGCGCAAAGTGCAAAAGGGGTTCAGGATGGCATCAGTGGTGTAGGCCGTGGCGCAGGAATGGCCGGAATCCAAGTACAGCAATTTGTCGGTCAAATACAAGGTGGCGTAAATCCAATGGTTGCCTTGTCTCAGCAATCTGCTGACTTAGGGTTTGCATTAGGTGTTCCTTTGCTTGGTGCATTTGTCTCTATTGCAGCCGTTATCGCAGGAACATTCCTTCCTAGCTTAATGGAATCAAAGAAAGCATTTGCCGATCTGCGTAAAGAAGCAGAAGCAGTCGGTATTGGTTTAACAGCATTACCAATGTCTGTTACTCAAGATCAATTACTAACGGTTGGAGAACAAGCAGGACAATCTGCTGTTAAGTTCAATAATCTGCAACAAAGATTGCGAGATTTACAATATGAATTGATGGTGGCTAATTCTGGCGGTTCTGATTTCGCAGAAACAGAAATATTAGTCGCTAGAAGTGCAGAAGTCGTTGAAGCAGAGATTGCAAAACTCAATAAAGAAATTGATGTAGCAGGTCTTGAACTAGAAATCGCAAATAAGCGTACACAAGAATTTTCAGATGCTTTATATGGACAATATATCAGAGCAGGTGAAGCCAGAGGCGCAATCACGAATTATTACGCAGGGATCAAATCAGCAAATAGCACTGATGTTGACCATCTAGCTACGTTACGCAAGAAAGCAGATGTTCTAAAGGCTCAACTCGATCCAATGATTGCCTACAATCAACAGGTTCGAGAATATGTGGCTATGGAAGCCAATCAGTTAATTACTGATAAACAACTGGGTCAGGCTAAAGAAAAATTAAGGGAAAGATTGCTAGGTGTAAAGGATCAATTAGATATTACACTGATGACAATGAAAGACGCAAAACGCATGGGTATACAATCATTAGAAGATGGATTAGTTGACCTGATGCGAGGCGCGAAATCAACCAAAGAAGCATTTGCGGATATGGCTCGATCAGTCATTGCAAGTTTGATCCGCATGCAGATTCAGCAAAGTATTACTGCGCCTTTAGCTAAAGCAATGGGCTTATCTGTTGGCACAAGAGCAATGGGTGGGCCTGTTACAGCAGGGAAGCCTTATCTTGTCGGTGAGCGAGGCCCAGAGTTAATCGTTCCTAATTCATCAGGCACAGTCGTTCCAAACAACAGACTGAGTGGAGGTGGCGCAGTCAATATTACGCTAAACGTATCCACTGGGGTATCAGACACAGTACGCGCTGAGTTACAATCAATGTTGCCACGAATTGCAGAAGTCACTAAAGCGGCTGTTGTTGATGCAAGAAGGCGTGGCGGTGCATTTGCAACGGCTTTTGGAGCTTAAAAGATGGCTGAAACATATCCACTCGACTTTCCATCATCAGTTCCAATTAAATCTATTTCATTGACTGCAAGACATTTGGTTGGGCAGACGGTTAGCCCATACACATTGACGACTCAGCAATTTAAATTCAGTGGTGAGCGTTGGGAAGGAACAATTCAATTCCCGCCAATGAAGCGAGATGATGCGGAAGTATTAAATGCGTTCTTAGTCCGGTTGAAAGGTGCTTATGGTTCATTCCGATTGATTGCTCCTGAATATACCTCAATTCGTGGTGCAGCAGGATACGCGCTGATTGATGGCGCAAGTCAAACTGGCGATGAGATTGACGTAGACTTCAAAACATCTGGTGGTAGCGCAACAGGATCGCTTACAGATGCAGTAAAAGTCGGTCAGTATATTCAGTTAGGTTCTGATTCGGGTTCGCCTACACTCCACAAAGTTTTAGAGTCTGTTGATGCTGATTCATCAAGCAAAGGCACAATCAAAATATTTCCCGGCCTACGTACATCTCCTGGTGATACTGACACAGTATCTTTTGCTGATCCTATGGGAACATTTCGTTTACAAGACAATGCTGTTACATGGAATGTTGATGAAGCTATGTTTTACTCAACATCGATTCCAATAGCTGAGGTTATATGACGAAATATGCAGCTAATATCTCATCTCCTACAATCATATCTGGCTTTGAATCAGATAAGATTCAGCCTTTCTTTGCGCTTGAAATGTTATTGGATACACAGACCTTCAGAGAATGGACAGGTTACGGTAATTTAACTTTAACCAAGACGTTAGCTCCGACATATAGCAAGACATTCACTGGCACTGGTTCGTTATTGAACTTTTCTCCTGTCAGGGAAGATGCTCAGTTAAGCGCAAAACACATGAATATAGGTATCACTGGATTAAAGGCATCAAATCTGAATGCTGCGTTAGCAGAAAACTATCAATACAGGAAAGCGACTGTCTATACAGGATGTATATACGATGACGGATCAATAGATCATTTTGCTCTGTTTTCTGGTTGGCTTAGTGATATGCAAGTGCAAGAAACAGGCAATGGCGGAATGGGCATCATGATAAATATTGAAAGTCCGTTAGCCGCGATGGATCGTGCTAATGCATTCCATTACACAGCCGAAGAACAAATCGATCTGGCTGAAGAAATCGATGGTAGTGGTGAAGCAGACAATGCTTTGAAGCGAATCATTGAGATTCAAGACTTACAAGTCACCTGGAGTTAATCAATGGCATTTCTCCCGTGGTTACAAGAAAAAGGACAAGAGGCACTTGATTTTGCTACTGATGAGGAAGTCCTTAAAGCCGTAGCGATTGCCTATGTCACTGGCGGTATGTTTGGTGGCGAGGAAATGTTAGTTTGGGATGCGGGTGCTGCGGCTAGTGCTGCTACACTAAGTGCATCCTCGATTGCAGTCACGCGAGCAACAACACCATCATTATCTGATATGCGCGGACAAGGCATCGGTGACTTGTCTGATCGCGGATCAAGATTTCAATTCACTGCTCCTGCTGCATCGCGTGAAATTGTATATGGGAAGGTTCGTAAGTCAGGTGTTATTACGAATATCGAAACCACAGATGCTACATTTGTAGCAGGAAGCGGAACGCAATATCTCTGGATTACGATTGCTGTCTGTGCAGGTGGCGCAGAAGAAATTCATGACATTTATCTGAACGATGTCAGTATTGGTGGCAAAAGCACTAATAGCAGTGCGTTTGAAGGCCCGATCAGTTCATCCAATTACTATTATGGATATGCAGAATATTTCTGTGGCCTTGGTGGTAGCACCTCTAACCTTTCCTCAATGTTTAAAACATCGCATCCTTTTGCGGCAGGAGCCGGGCCTTATGATACGCACTACTATTCTCGATTGGAGAATACCTGTTATGTGACATTGCGATTGAAGTACGATGCGACAATCTTTGAGCAAGGCGTACCAAAAATATCTTTCCTAGTTCAAGGAAAGCGTGTTCTGGATACTCGATATTCGAGTTACACAACAGGATGGCAGAATCCTGCAATGTGCATCAGGGATTACTTGATTGATCCAACTTATGGATTAGGGATTTCAGAAGATCAGATTGATGCTGCATCTTTCAATACGGCTGCATCCAAGTGTGACGAAACGCCAACAGGACGCACAACAAAACGCTTTAAGTGTAACGGTGTCATTGATACCCAGAAGTCAGTTAAAGCCAATATCGAAGATATGCTGACATCTTGTGCAGGTGTTTTAAATTACTCCAATGGCAAGTTCAAACTAAAAGTCGGCACATATTCAACACCAACTGTCACTCTGACCAAAGATGATTTCATTGGTGATATTACAGTATCGACAAAGAACTCAATCCGCGATCAATTCAACACAGTCAAAGCAATCTACTTTGATGAAACGCAGAATCAGATTCAAGATGCAGAAGTCATCAAGTTAGATGTGTATGCGGCTGACGGTGGAGAAAAGAGTTCAATCGACTTATCTCTGCCTTTTACCACTTCATTGGAAGAAGCCAAACATCTATCTTACTTAGCGATTAACCAGTCCAGGCATCAGATACGCATGACTGTTCGATGCAAGATGACAGCATTCCGATTTGATATTGGCGATACGGTATATATTACAGATGACAGTTTTGGTTGGAATCAGAAAGTCTTTGAAGTCTTGAACTGGGGGTTAGTATCAGATGGTCTATCAATGGCTGTTGATTTAACTCTGAAAGAAATATCATCAGAAGCCTATGACTATGGCATTTACGCGCCTAATGTCAGTACCGTGTATAAGTTCGCAGGAACGACTGTCGCGCAACGATTCGGCTCAGGCTACAACGATTTATCTAGTCTGTTTAGTGACTGGGGTTCTGAGACAACCAAAGAACTTTACATCTCTGACTATTATGACGTTACCGGGCTTCAGATCAGCACTCCTGCCTTGCCAATTCCATCAGGACTGAAGGGTAAACTGATTATCCGAAACTTTGGCGATATTGTTGGAGTACGTCATAACTACAATGATCCATCAACCACACGCGCAGGTGATGCGATTGTTGTTGAATCACAAGCCTATGATCCAGAAATCCTGATTATCAATGAAGGCCGTATTCTTGCAGCAGGTGGTAAAGGCGGAAACGGTGGTAATGGTGGATATGCGATTGATGACGAATCCAATACCTTAACAGGTGGTCTTGGTGGAGATAACGACAGTAGTTATTACAAAGATGGACAAGGCGCAGGTTATCAGTCTGTCTCTGGCGGAAACCTACCACTATTGAGAGAAACGGGAGATACAGGCGCACCTGGTGGAACTGGACAAAGCGATCCTGCTGCTAATGCCTACGCAGGAAATGGTGGTACTGCCGGAGCAGGTGGTGGATTTGGTCAAGATGGTGCAGATGGTAATGATGGCACTGATGGGTCATCTCCATACGGATTTGGAACTGGCGCATCAGGTAGCGCAGGTGGATTAGCAGGACGAGCAATCGTTGACAATAGCGGTGTCAGTGGTGGTATTAACATGACTGTTGTAAATCGTGGCACGATTTCTGGTGACGTAGGTAGTATAATCATCTCATGATGAGGATTTAGATATGGCTGAAACATATAAACTTGTTCAAGGTGATACCGCGCCACAAATCAAAGTCACGCTGACTCGCTCAGACACAGGTAGTGCGATTGATCTGACTGAAGCATCTACGTGTCAACTGCACTTTAGAAAGAAAAACACAGATTCAGTGCTTTTTTCTTTATCGAATCAGAGTGGCGATTCTGACCAAGCATTAGGCATTGCGATCTTTGCGTTCTCTGGTAGTCAGTTAGACATTGCTGCGGGGAACTATGAAGGCGAGGTTGAAGTCGTATTCACTTCTGGCGTTCGTGAGACTGTTTACGAGACGCTAGATTTCGTGTTGCGTTCTGACTTTGCATGAGCATCAAGCGATCTGTCGTATTTGACCGTCTACTCGCGGCCATTGGATTTGATCGCGCAAAAGCGGCTGTCACTTTTTCACGCCTCAAGTCATCTGTTGTTTTCTCAAGTCTCTCTGCGGCTGTTGTACTTTCTAAACTACAAGCCGAAGTCGTCATCGGGTTCTTCTATCGCCTACTTAACCTAACTGATACCACAAATGTAGCTGAGAGCGATTCTAAGGCCGTTGGCAAGGTTTTATCTGATTCATCATCTGTTAGTGAGTCAGAGGTCAAAACAGTCGGTAAGGGGCTGTCTGATAGCCCAAGCATCTCTGAGTCTGAGGTGCGTGACTTTGGCAAGGCTCTGACTGATCTATCAGCAATCTTTGAGGCTCATGTTATTGATTTGGGTAAGGTGGCATCGGATACCTTTAGTGTGTCTGAAGCGCAAATCTTCACATTCGGCAAAACACTGAGTGATGCTGTTGGTGCAACTGATGACTTGGATGGTGAGGCATCGATTCTTGATGACCAGGAGATGCAATTCTTCAAGTCATTGTCTGAAGTGCCAAACGTGGCTGAAAGTGATGTAAAATTAGTAGGAAAGGTGCAGAGTGATACGGCTTCAGTCGGTGATTCTGGTACTTATCGCGGGCAAGGATACTGTGACTTCACATACTTTGCCGAAGATTATGTCGGGTATTCCGGCTCATTCTAGGAGTAAATCATGCTTAAAGATGGACTGAAGCTGAAAGGACGAGTTGGAATTGTCCTGAAAGATAAAGACGGTAACGTCAAAGAAACACGCGAAATCGACAACCTTGTGGTAGACGCAGGATTGGACTTTATCGCATCACGTATGGAAGGCACGACTGATGCTGTCATGTCACACATGGCATTAGGTTCAGGCACAACTGCTGCATCTGCATCTGACACTGACCTCGAATCAATTCTTGGATCGCGTGAAGCGTTGGATTCTACAACTGTCACTGATAACGCTGTGGCTTATGTGGCATCATTTGAAGCAGGAGATGCAACGGGTGCTGTGACTGAAGCAGGTATCTTCAACGCATCATCTGGCGGAAGTATGCTTTGTCGTACTGTTTTCAGTGTTGTTAATAAGGCGGCTGACGATACGATGTCAGTTACGTGGACAATTACTATTTCAGCATCTTAATGATTGGAAGGGGCTAGCCTATGTCAACCATCGTAACTAGGGCGGGCAAGGGTTCGCCTCTTACCAATACAGAAGTCGATGCAAACTTCACCAACCTGAATGACGACAAACTAGAGAACGTCTCTGAAGACACCACTCCGCAACTTGGCGGTGTATTAGATACTAACGGTAACAATATTGAGTTTGGAGACTCAACAGGTGCTGAAGTAAATCGATTAAAGTTTGGTGCAAGTGATGATTTAGTAATTTACCACGATGGCACTCATAGTTATGTTACAGATAACGGCACTGGAAATTTACGCTTAAAAGGATTTAATGTCCAAATTGTTTCAAGCGGCAATGAGACAATGGGTCTATTTAAGCCAAATGAAGGAGCGAGTCTTTGGTACGACAACGCTAAAAAAATTG